CGCTAGGAATAGATCCACATTCTGCTGATTGGGCCGATCTTTATAATCATATTACAGCTTTCAAGAATTTGATCGCGGGTGATGCCAAGAAATTGGAGTCAAGCACGGTCGAATTCTTTTCGAGGTTGTTTACAGTGTTTATAAAGAGAGGTCTTATATTGACAGAGCAAGAGGATACTATGGTTACAAACCTGCTCAGTTCAATGAACGGTTTTGCTTTCATAGTATCCAATGTTGTCTATCAAACCTGGAACGGACATAGTTCTGGGCATCTTTGTACGACCACATTTAACTCTTTTGTTATTTGGGTTGCACATAAGGTAGTTTTTAATCATCTATATAGAGACCTTGTTTTTGAGGATCATGTAGCGTTGAAGACTAGTGGTGATGACAGTACGGGTGGTGTTTCGGATGATGTCCCAGAATTCAACATGAAAAATATTGCAAAATATTTTAATGAGTTCTGGGGTATTGTTTATACATCCCCCGATAAATCGGAAGTAATTCCGAACTATATTGAGAGAGGTTCTGAGAATGACACGTTTCTGGGTAGGCGTTTTGTAAAAGAAAGCACCTATGTGTTGGCGCCGTTGAGATTAACGGCCATACACAATCTAATACTCTGGGGCAAGGATGTCCCGGGTATGACCAGAAACCAAGTTTTCAAGGATCGTATTAATATGGCTCTTAAGGAGGCCAGTATACACGGAAAAGAGGAGTGGGAAGAGGTTTTAGAACTCGTCCGCGATGCAAGGAAAATGTATAATATTGGAGTAGTGATACCCAAGAAAGGTCAACTTAAGAAAAATGTTTTGGCAAATTATTATAGGAATGATTCGCAGGGTACTAGATCAGAAACTAGACCTGTGGAAAATAACTTGTAATTTGCCTACGGCTGCTCAGCCGTTAAACGAGCAACGACCTGGCTTAGGTTACAATAAAGCTAGTTCGGAATGTTGGTATAATGCGTGTTTCACCAATTCCGAATGAAGAACCTGCTTCTACCTATCACGAGGGGAAGCTTCACTGAATACACATTAGAACGCGATGTGTATTTATAGTATTTAAGTGTTCGCAGAAAGTATTAAAGAAGTACAAGCTACAGTCACGGATAAGGAACAATTAACCGTTACTGAAACAGTCGAGGAGGAGAAAATGATCGTGGCGCGATCAAACTTGACGCATGAGGATCCTTATCCTGACAAGACGCCCAAAGAGCTCTTGTCTAGGGAATACTTATTGTTCTCCGGTTCATTAGCGAGTGGAGAACAGTTTACATTCTTTCCCCACTTTGCTTGGTTGAATTACCCTACAATTAAAAATTACTTAAGAACAGTTAAGTATGTTAGATGTGGGGCTAGAGTAAAGATTCAATTGGTTTCCAATCCTTTGCAGTATGGTTTCCTGGCGGTATCTACGGTACCTTACACGGATTCAACTACAGAATGGAACTCGATTGAGCAACAATCACAGGCAGATATGTGCTTATTAGATGTCGCGCAACAGCAAATGTATACTATGGAGTTGCCTTATTGTAGGCCCCAGAGTTACTTTGACCGTTCGACACCGAACACACAGTCGTGGAGAGTTAAGCTTAATATGTTGCACTTGGATAGTTTAACGACTACTGTCAGTGCGAATGTAAAGTTTAATGTCTTCGTTTCTGCTTATGATATTGAAACTGCAGGCTATGTACCTATGGCCGAGTTTCAGTCTATTAACCCCTATCAAACTAGGGATCTTGCTTCTAGAATTTCTTCTGGTGGAGGTATGGTGCAAACATTTGCCACTTCACTAGCTGCCGTTTATGGAAAGCAAATGATAAAAGGTATTGAAACGAGAGGTAATCAGTTGGCCAGTTGGGCTTCAGATACTACCTTGGGGTTTGTCGATGATTTGTTCTCAGCTAGTGATACCGGTAAAACGGTTGAAACAGCTTCGATACAACAATCGCAGGCCCCTGTAGAAAATGCCAAGTTGGATGTTTTTGGCGAGATTTCTTCACCTAGTGTTTCAGCTATGACCACAGCCACACGGCTTGGTGATGGTTTGAAACATCAGTATGAAGGTCTCCCAGAAATAAAGAACTTGCATCTACTTTCCGATATTTGTTCCATACCTACGTTCTTGAAAGCGAAAGTTTTCAAGGATGAGGCTGTGGATATTATGGATATATCGTGTACACCTTTTCATAATAGGTCGCACGCGCAGTATATCTCTAAGATGTTTCGGTTTTTTAGAGGAGGTTCCAAAATCCTTTTGAAATTTGCTTGTTCACAACTGGTCAGCGCTAGATTCAGGATAACTTTGTTTCCTGTTTCAGTACCTGTTTCAGTTGATAGTTTTGGAGATTTACCCACGTGGACTATAACAGTGCGTGGTTCCATGGAATGGGG